ATAATTATTTTAATACAGCTATCTGGACAGAACAGAAACCAGAGTTTGTAAAATCTTTAAACAGTGCTTCTAATAAATATATTAAAGAAGCAAGAAAAAGAAATAAAGATCATATAAAAAAACATGGTGATTTTTTTGCATCTCACCATTCAACACCATTAACACATGATAACGATTTTTTAGATTTTAGAAATTACATTGGTGAAAAATCTTGGGAATATTTAGATCATCAAGGTTATGATATGTCACAATACACAACTATGTTTAGTGAGCTATGGGTACAAGAGTTTTCTAAAAAAGGTGGTGGTCATCACTCTGCACATATACATTGGAATCAACATGTATCAGGATTTTATTTTTTAAAGTGTAGTGATAAAACATCATATCCAATTTTTCATGAACCAAGAACTGGAGCACGCGCAACTAAATTAAAAATGAAAGATGATAAAGGTGTTTGGGGTGGCACAGAACTAATTCATTTTAGACCTAAACCAGGTACATTAATTATATTTCCTGGTTATCTAGAACATGAGTTTGCAGTAGATTATGGTTTAGAACCATTTAGATTCATACACTGGAACTTACAAGCTGTACCAAAAGAAATGGCGAAAGATGTATAATATTTTTAGTTCTTATTTAGATGAAAATTTATTTTCTTTAGATAATAAAAAAATAAAAAAAGAAATATTAAAAATAAAAACTAAAGATAAGGGGAGAATCTTAAGTAATTATGGTGGATGGCAAAGTCAAAGTTTTGAAGAAACAAATAAAAATTTGTTAAATTTATTTGATAAAATAAATTCTTCTGTAGAAGAAATAGAAAAACAATTAGGTTTAGAAAAAAAATTATCTTTAGATAATTACTGGTGTAATATAAATTATTTTGGTTGTTTTAACAAACCACACAACCACCCTGGAGCTGTAGTATCAGGAGTATATTATGTAAGCGTTCCAAAAAACTCAGGTAATATTGTTTTCCAACAGTTTAGATCGGACATTGATACAACATACACATTTGTAAAAAATTACAATCAATATAATTCTACAAAATGGACTATTGTGCCTAAAGAAAATTTGTGTGTTTTATTTCCATCTTATTTACTTCATTACGTTGAACCTAATTTAAATAAAAAAGAAAGGATTAGTATTAGTTTTAATTATGGATTTTAAAAAAAATAAATACACTGTTATAAAAAAAGCTGTAGATAAAAACTTAGCTACATTTCTTGCAAATTATTTTTCAATTAAAAAACAAGTTTATGATACTTGCATAAATACTAAGTATATTTCACCATACGAACTTATGCTTGGTCTTTATGAAGGTGAACACGAACAAGTTCCAAATACCTATTCATGTTATGGAGACATTGCTATGGAAACATTATTGTTAAAATGTCAACCACAAATGGAAAAAGCAACGGGATTAAAATTATATCCTGCTTATACTTACGCTAGAATTTATAAAAAAGGTGATATTTTAAAAAGACACAAAGATAGATTTAGTTGTGAGATATCTACTACTATGAATTTAGGTGGTGATGATTGGCCAATCTATTTAGAACCATCTGGAAAAGAAGGTATGAAAGGTGTTCGAGTAAATTTAAAACCAGGAGATATGTTAATTTATAGAGGCTGTGAATTAGAGCATTGGAGAGAAAAATTTAAAGGTAAAGAATGCGTACAAGTTTTTCTGCATTATAACAATCTCAAGACCCCAGGAGCTAGGGATAACATGTTTGACAAACGTCCACATTTAGGTCTTCCACAATGGTTTAGAAAGTGATATACTTCTAAAACGGGAGCTGTATTACCACCACATACCACACAGCTCCCTTGATATGCTTTTTGGATTAGAATATAATACTACCAAAAAACTAAAAACTATATATAAGTAGGGGTTATGCTACAGAAAATAGGATTTCAACCAGGATTTAATAAGCAAATTACAGAAACTACGGCCGAGGGTCAATGGGTTGATGGTGATAATGTAAGGTTTAGATATGGCACACCTGAAAAAATAGGTGGCTGGAAGCAATTAGGTGACAACAAACTAACTGGTGCAGCTAGAGCTTTATTTCATCTAGTTAATAAAGAGGGTATTAAATATTCAATTATAGGAACTAACAGAATTTTATATGCTTATACAGGTGGTGTGTTTTATGACATACATCCTATAAGAGCAACTGTAACTTTAACTAATGCTTTTACAACTACTAATGGATCAGCTGAAGTCACGATTACTTATCCAACTCCTCATAATTTAAATGCAAATGACATCGTGCTTTTAGATAGTTTTACTACGATAACTGGATCTAATTTTGGTGCATCCGATTTTGATGATAAAAAATTTATGGTTACTTCTGCTACGGCACTTACTATTACAATTACAATGCCATCAAATGAAACTGGATCAGGAGCCACAGCTTCTGGAGGAATAAGATCTCAAGCTTATTACACTGTAGGACCTGCAGAACAATTAGCAGGTTTTGGTTGGGGATTAGGTTCTTATGGTGGTGAAGCTGCGGGAGCAGTTACAACAACTTTAAATGGTGCATTGTTAGATGACACAGCAGGAACTGGAGGATCAGGAACTTCTATCACATTAACAAGCACAACTAACTTTCCATCTTCAGGTACAAACTTTATTCAAGTTGGTAATGAAGAAATATCTTATACAGGTATTTCTGGAAACGACTTAACAGGAATCACAAGAGCAGTTAGAAACTCTACAAGGTCCGGACACTCTAGCGGTGCCACTGTTACTAACTCATCAGATTACGTTGCATGGGGTGAAGCTGCATCAGGAGACTTAGTTCTTGATCCAGGTCTTTGGAGTATTGATGCTTTTGGTAAAACTGTAATTGCTTTGATTCACAATGCAGAAGTTTTTTCATGGAATGCCGACGCATCAAACGCTACAGCAACACGAGCTACAATTATATCTGGTGCACCAACTGCATCAAGAGATATGATAGTATCTACACCAGATCGTCACTTAGTATTCTTTGGAACTGAAACAACTATTGGTGACAAGACCACTCAAGATGAAATGTTTATAAGATTCTCAGATCAAGAAAATATAAATTCATATACACCTACCGCAACCAATACAGCTGGTACACAAAGACTTGCAGATGGATCAAGAATTGTAGGAGCAGTTAGAGGTAGGGACGCTATCTATATATGGTCCGATACATCTTTGTTCACTATGCGTTTTGTCGGATCACCTTTTACATTTGGTTTTGCGCAAGTTGGTACAAACTGTGGATTAATTGGACAAAATGCTGCAATTGAAGTTGATGGTGCTGCATATTGGTTTTCTGAAAACGGATTTTTTAAATACGCAGGTAATCTAGAATCAATGATTTGTTTGGTAGAAGATTTTGTTTTTACAAATTTAAACACTACAGCATCACAATTAATTAATGCAGGTTTAAATAATTTGTTTGGTGAGATTACTTGGTTTTATTGTTCTTCAGGTTCAACCGTTGTCGATAGATGTGTGACTTATAATTACTTTGACTCAAGTCCACAAAGACCAGTATGGACTACAGGAACTTTAGCAAGAGGCACATGGAAAGATTCAGCCATATTTGGCTTACCTCATGCTACAGAATACGATGCGAGTAGTAATGATTCTTATGATGTGGTTGGTAATACAGATGGATGCACGACATATTTTGAACATGAAACAGGAACAGATCAAATAAAAGGTGGAACAACCACAGCTATTACCTCTAATATTAAATCTGGAGACTTTGATATTACACAACAAAGAAGCGCTTTAGGTCAATCATCAGGTGTAGCGACGTTTAGAGGTGATGGTGAGTTTATTATGAAGATAAGAAGATTTGTACCTGACTTTATATCACAAACAGGAAATACACAAGTAACTTTAAACTTACGTAACTACTCTAATGATTCACAATCTAGTTCACCGCTTGGACCTTTTACAATTAATTCATCTACTAGTAAAATAGATACACGTGCAAGAGCAAGAGCAATATCACTTAAAATAGAAAATACAGCTGCATCTCAATCTTGGAAACTTGGTACGTTTAGATTAGATACACAACCAGATGGAAGAAGATAATGGCAAAGATAGTACAAGTATTAACTAGACCTAGTAAAGAATATTCTCAGCAAGTTGCTGACGCACAAGTTAGAGATTTAGATGCTGTAATAGAAAAATTAAATACAACATTTCAACAAGAATTAAAAGATGAGGTAGAAGCAGAAAACTTCTTTTTAAACTAATGGCAAATACTTTTTTAAATGCAAAGTCAGACTTAACTAGAACA